GCTGCTGCTATTCGTGGCAAACAAGCAGAAGCAGTACAAAATTATTTGAGCGCACAAACCCCACAAGAGAAGTTTGCAGCAGGTACAAGTCCTTATGCGCCAGCAGAATTGCAAAAATCTGCATACGGAATGATAACTCCACAAAAACTTGGAGAGGGCGAAACATTACAACAATTAAATTTCGGCACAGGTCAATATGCACCATTGGCTTCTGGTGGCGAAAAAACTGCACCAGAACTTAGAACCGCAGCACAGTTGCTTGGTATTAATAAGCCAGTTAGCGAATACACGCCACAAGATTTAGCTGCTATAAATGCAAAAGTAACTCAATTAAAGCAAGCTGGCGCTAATGTAATGAATGTAAACATGGGTCAGCATGGTTTTGAAAACACTCTTAAATTAGGCGAAAATTTCAAATCTGAACCTATTTACAAAACTCATCAAGAAGTATCGCAAGCATATAACCAGGTTAAAAATGCCCTTTCTAGAAATGATGCTGCTGGAGATTTGGCTGCTTCTATTAAGATTAACAAGCTATTAGACCCAAATTCTGTAGTTCGTGAATCTGAAGTAGCTACTGTAGCTAATGCCACAGGATTATTGCCAAAATTAGCCAATTATGCAGCGCAAGTTGCAAATGGAACAAGATTAAATCCTGAACAACGCAAAGAATACAAAAAATTGGCAGAAGATTTTTATTCTATTTCTGGCAATCAATACAATGAAACTAGAAATAAATATTTACAAATTGGGCAACAAAACGATTTAAAAGGAACAGATACTATTCTTGGAAAGCCTTATACTCCAAGCTCAAATACCGTTACACCGCCAGTTACAAAAACTATGATGGATGCTAATGCTATCCTAGGAATTAAATAATGGCTGATGAAATTGTCCAAGAACATCCTGCGGAAAAATATGCCGCTTGGATTGTTCAAAATGCTGATAAAAAAGGTACGCCTGAATTTAATACGGTAGCTGCTGCTTACCAAGATGCTTTGAAATTGGGTGCAGAGCCAAAAGCAAGCGTAGAAGTAAGTTCGCCTGAAGGTAATCCTGTTTTGGTTAATTCTCAAATGGCTGAAACTGGTGGTGGCGCTGTTACAGGTCGCCCTGTACAAAATTCCCAATTAAATATATTGCCAAAACCTCGTCCATTAGAGTCTGCTTTAGCTGGCGCTACCAAATCTTTTATTGACCCTGCTGTGGCAATGGCACAAATGCTAACTCAAGGCAAACATGGGACTAGCGATTTAGCCAAAAGATTGGGCGAAGAAGCAGATGTTTATTATCAAGAAAATCCAGTAGCTTACGGTACTGGCAGAATAGCTGGTGCTATTGCCCCTGCTGCTGCAACCACCAAAGCGATTGGTATGATTCCTTCTTTTGCCAAACTTAGCCCTTATGTTCAAGGCGCTGGATATGGTGCTGTTGCTGGAGCTTTAAGTCCTGAAGAAACAGGAAAAACAGGTCAAGAATTATTAGGCCAAGAATTAAAGCAAGTTGGTGGTGGCGCTATTTTGGGCGCACCTTCACCATTAATAGGTAAGGCTGCTGATGTTGTTTATCATGCTGGAAAATCACTTGTAGAACCATTTTATAAAATGGGTCGCAACGAAATTATTGGTCGTGCTTTGCGTCAATTTGCTGGTGGCGATGCAGAAAAAGCCATTGAAAACTTGCGTAGTTATGAAAATTTAGTGCCTGGTTCTGCGCCAACAGTAGGTGAAGTTGCTGGCGTACCAAGTCTTGCCGCAGCGCAAAGGGCTGTTGCTAACGCATCTCCTGAAGCAACTAATGCTTTAGCTGGTCGTCAATTAGAAAATACTCAAGCCAGAACTAATGCCCTTGAAAGCATAGCTACACCAACTAGAGTAGCCAAATATCAAGATTTGCGTAGTCGTGTTTCTGATGAACTGTATTCAGATGCATTAAAACCATTGGATTTGGGCGAATTAACCCCAGAAATGACTACTCAAATTAAAGGATTAATCAAAACTCCTGCAATTAAGCGTGCTATGGGTCAAGCCCAAGAAAACGCTGCTAATAGAGGTATTGATATTACTGACCCTGCTGGTTCTATGAGAGGTTTGCATGAAACCAAAATGGCTTTGGATGATGAAATTGCAAGAGTTAAAGCATTGGCAGAGAAAAATGGCGGTTCAAGTAGTGCTGAATTAAACAGCTTGCAAACCGCTAAATCTCGTCTATTGAATTTTATGGAAAATGTCAGCCCAGAATATAAAGTGGCTAGACAAAACTATGAGCGCTTATCTAAGCCTGTAGAACAATTAGAAGCTATTTCCAATCTTGCCAATAAATCTACAAGCAATAAAGATTCTGCAATTTATCTCAATAGATTTTCAAATGAGTTAGAAAAAGCAAAAAACGAAGGCATTTTGTCGCCAAGACAGATTCAGCGTTTAGAAGCCATCAAAGAAGATTTGTTGCGTACAGATTATCTGAATAACTCTGGGCGTGGTGTAGGTTCTGATACCGTTCAAAAACTAGCTTATAACAATATGCTAAATCAGTTAAACTTACCAAATCTGCTTAGAAGGCGTGGTTTTGCCGAAACAATCGGCAATATAGCAGCAAGGGCAAGTGATGTGGCTTATGGTGGTGCTAATAAACAGCTTACCAATGAACTAGCACAGACGCTATTAGACCCAAGAAAAGCTGCTGCCATGATGAAATTGGCTGGAAAAGAAGGTCAGGCATCTCATTTAACGCCAGAACAAGCGAATATTGCAAGATTGCTATTAATTAAAGGCGCAGAAAATTTGCCACAGGAGAATAAATAATGAGTCGTAACGGTAGCGGTATATATTCACTCCCATCAGGAAATCCTGTTGTTACAGGCACAACTATTAGCTCTACATGGGCTAATACGACTCTTTCTGACATTGCAAGCGCTTTGACAGGGTCTATTGCATCAGATGGTCAGACCCCTATGGCTGGCCCACTTAACATGAATAACAACGAAATTACCAATCTGCCAGTCGGTACTGTGCAAGGTAATGCTGTTGAATTCTTCCAGTTTTCTACTCCTACATTTAGCGGTGCAATTACCGCCAACAGCACTTTAACCGTAGCTGGAGATGGTTTCTTTACTGGCACAGGCGAAGTTCAGTTGCCCTCAGGAACTACCTCACAAAGAACTTCAAGCCCAGTTACAGGTATGGTGCGTTATAACACCACTTTAAAGGCTTATGAAGGCTACCAAAACGGTATTGCTGGTATTTCCATCACAAGTATTACTTATTCAACCACAACCGCTACATTGACCACATCCAGCGCACATGGTCTATCTACAGGTCAAATCGTAGTGATTTCTGGCGCATCCCCAAGCCAATATAACGGCACATACACCATTACGGTTACAGGCACTACTACCTTTACCTATACAATGGCTTCCAATCCTGGCGCAAATGCCACAACCGTAGGTTCTTACACTTATGGAAAATGGTCAGCGATTGGCGGTGGCGCAACAGGCGGTGGCACAGATGCCATTTTTAACCTCAATGGACAGACTATTAACACTTCATATACCATTCCAAGCGGTTATAATGCAAATACAACAGGAACAGTTACCATTGCTACAGGGGTAGTTGTATCAGTTCCTACAGGAAGCCGTTGGGCGATTATTTAAGGAAAAATATCATGGCGGGAACAGTTGTCTGCAATGTCATAAACACCGATACAGGTCTATTTAGCACTAATAATGCTTATAGCGGTATTGCTAAAGCATGGGTAAATTTTAATGGTGCATCAGGTGCAAGTCCAGTAATTAGGGCTTCGTTTAATGTATCTTCTGTAACAAGAAATGGAACAGGAGATTACACCATAAATTTTGCAACAGCTTTGACGGATACGAATTATGTTCCATTAGCAATGGGCGGTCAGCAAGCATCTGGTGGTGATTTTATTATGGCTGGTCGAAATGGAGATAATCCAGTTCAAACAACTTCGGCATACAGATTATATGGATTAAATAGGGCGGCTAATAATGTGGCTGATTTGCCTTATGGTTATTTTGCTGTATTAGGAAATTAAAGGATAAATCATGGCAGGAACAATCTACCTAGTAACCAATAATTTGAACGGCAAGCAATATGTCGGTCAGACTATTGTTGCTAGTGAGAAAAGAGGTCATGGGACTTTGGTGACTGCCGCTTATCGTAAGTATGGCAAAGAAAACTTCAGCTATGAACCTATTTGTTCCAATATTGACAATCGCCCAACATTGAATTTTATTGAGAAGTTTTGGATTAAGGTGATGGATTGCCGAGTACCAAATGGTTACAATATAGACCACGGTGGTTCTAGCAAAGATAAAGTTTCAGACGAAACTCGTAAAAAGCTAAGTATTGCTAATACTGGTAAAAAGCAGTCACCTGAACAAATTGCTAAAGTAGTTAAGGCTTTGAAAAGCAGACCTAAAGAAGTATATGAAAGGGTTGCTGCCAAAACTAAAGGATTAAAGCGTAGTCCTGAGTTTTGTAAAATGATTGGCGACCAACATAGGGGCAAGGTTCTATCTGCTGAAACTAAAGCTAAATTATCGGCTGTAAATAAGGGCAAGAAATTGTCAGAAGAAACTAAACTAAAACTGTCTGAAGCCGCCAAACGGCAATGGGCTAGACAAAAAGGAGAATAATCTTGGCTGGAACGATTGTTGCGGATAATTTGATGGATGGTGCTGGTAATAGCACAGCAATGGATAATGCCATTTATGGTAGTGCAAAGGCTTGGGTAAATTATAATGGTGTAACTCAAACTGTTCGTGCTTCATACAATGTAAGCTCTGTAACATACAATTCAACTGGTTTATATACAGTAAATTTTACTAATGCTATGGTTGATGCAAATTATGTGACGGTAACCAGTAGCAGACCAACTTCGGATGCTGCATATAATATTTCCCATATTGCCCCAACTGCTTTATCTCCTGCTGTTTATTCATCTTCAGCAGTAACTGTAAGAACAGCTTGGGCTAATGCAGGAAACAATCCTGATATTTGCACAGTAGCGGTATTTAGATAATTTAAGGAGAAATAAAATGGCGCAGGTCATAATTTATGCGAATAGTAATAATGGAGTTTCGGTCTGTGTTCCTACAGGCGAATTGCCAATTAACGAAGTATTAGCAAAGGATGCTCCAGCAGGGGCTATTATCGTTGATGACTCTACACTTCCTCAGGGTGCTGATTCGTCTTTTTTTGATGCTTGGAAGCTAAACGGAACTACTGTTACTGTAGATTTCCCAACAGCCCAAACCCACAAACTGCGTGACTTTAATGCTGCTGCGGTTCAAGTAGCCCAAAAGCGTCAATTAAACACATTGGCTGGTATTGCTAACGCTAAATCTGACGCTGACTTTGCTTCTGAACTAGCCACTAGCCGTGAAAGCATTGCATCTGCTACAACGACTGCACAACTTGTTGCAATCGCTAATCCTGTTTAAGGAAATATTATGTCAGTATCTTTATACGGTAGTGGACAGACAGTAATTCAGGCGGTTAGTGTTACTTCTGCTTTGAATGCCTCTACTTCAAGCACAACTTATGTGACTACTGGTCTTTCTGCTTCTATTACACCACAAAGCACCAATAGCAAAATTTTAATTATGGTAAGTGGTGTTGGTGGTATGAATAACTATCAAGGCACTATTTTTTACACCATTTTTAGGGGTACTGTTTCTGGTACTAATTTAAGTACATCAACAAACGCATCTTTTGGTCAAAATTATGTTGTAGTTAATGGTCCTCAATATACAAATTTAGGCATTAATTATTTAGATTCTCCAGCTACTACAAGTTCAACAACTTATACCGTTGGATTTTTAAATAGTAGTGCTGCTGGCACTGGATATTTTGGAAACAACAATGCTTGCACAATTACTTTATTAGAGGTTGCTTATGCCTAATTTACATGATGCTATTCGTGCTTTGAATCCAACTGTTATTACTATTCGTGGTGATGTTGCTTATACCCAAGATGAACAAGTAGTTCAATACGACTTAGTTGCTGCACAAGCTAAATTGGTAGAACTCCAAGCTGCCGAAGCACAAGCCGAACAAGCTGCTAAAGATGCAAAGGCTTCTGCACTAGCTAAACTAACAGCATTAGGACTAACACAAGCTGAAGTAACAGCATTGATTGGTTAATTATGGAACTGCAAGCATTTTTTAACATGGTTTTGCCATTGATTTTTGTGGCAATCGGCTGGTTTATGAAAGAACTCTGGACTGCCGTTCAAGCGTTAAAAATTGACTTGCGTGACCTCAGAACTCACCTTGCTGAAAATTATATGCACAAGGATGATTTCTCTGACCGTTGGGATGAAGTTTTAACCGCCCTTCACCGCCTAGAAGATAAGCTAGACAGCCTTAAAAAATGATTTCCAAGGTTTTAAATGACCTCTTAACTGGAGAGGACAATAAAACCCATGACATTGGCCGTTGGTCTTGGATGATTTCCCTATTTGCCGTTATCATAGGGGCTGGTTATGAAATTGTGCGTGGCGATATGCCAAACCTTAAAGACTTTGCAGAAGCCGTAGGAATTATTGCTGGCGCTCATGGCGCTGCGGTGATGCTTAAAAAGGATGCAGAACCAAAATGAACTTTTTAATGAACCTATTTGGTGGCACAAGTGGACAAATCTACATATATTTGGCTTTGGTTTTGGGTAGCTTTGGCGGTGGCTTTTATATTGAGCATTTGCGCTTCTCTGAATATCGAGCAGAAGTCGCTATTGCAGGTCAAAAACAAGCACAAGAATCTACTGCCAAAGAACAAGAACAACAAATCGCAATAAAGGAGCTACAGAATGAATATGAAGCTAAGTTGTCTGCTAACCATAACTACCTTAGCAGGATGCTCAACACCAGTCCCAAGCAACTGTCCAGTCTTGATTCCACCACCATCAGCATTAATGGCACAACCAAAAGCTGCATGGCTATTGCCACCGATTCAGCCGATGATGCCCAGCAAATAATCTCCTTGCAAGACTACATTAACAACCAACTACAAATAGTCAATGCCAAGTAATTTTGATGAAGCCTTGCGCCTGTTAATTAAAAGCGAAGGAGGATTTTCGGACTCAATAGGCGACCCAGGCGGTGCTACAAAGTACGGAGTTACCAGAGAAACATGGGAAGAATGGGTAGGCCATCCTGTATCTGTAGAAATCATGAAAAATGTCACAATAGAACAGGTAGCGCCATTATATGAGCAACGATACTGGAAACCCTGTGAACTTTTACCTAGAGGACTTAGCTTCCTTGTTTTCTCAATGGGGGTCAATGCAGGAATTGGTCGGTCTATTAAACTTCTGGAGTCCTGTCTTGGATTCGTACCTACTGGAAGCATCGGAGAGCGAGTTGCCGACAAGATTAAAGAACTTAATATTGCAGATGTTATCGGCAAATTCTCACAATCCAGAAGGGACTATTACCATTCATTAAAGACTTTTCCACTATTTGGGCATGGATGGCTCAAGCGAGTGGATATTGAGGAAAAAGAAGCCCTCGATATGGTCAAAAACGGTTAATAGTCAGCCAAAAACAATATCCAAACACCGCTACTGCTACCAAAGCCCCTAAAAGCCCCCAAAACACGCTATATTCGCTTTCTTTAGGGTAGATAATAGCCGAACAATACTCAGCATCTTTAAACGCCTCTGAGAGCGTTCTAGGGCTTTTTAACCATCTTTGGTAATTATTGACAAAATGTTCGTAACTCATCCCTCTTGTGCCTTTCTTAGCAATAAAAATATAGCAAGAAAAAAATATCCAAAAACAAATAAATAGTCTGTTAAAGAATAAGTTAAATTTTGATAACAGTTCATTCTTGTGCCTTTCTTAGTATTGCTCTAGCAAACCCAACATCAAGCGTTGTCCAATCTCTTTTCCAAAAATCTTCGGTAATCTGCCATATTTCCTCATCTGTTAGT